TTCATGTTGACCTCCGGTATCAGTTTGGTTGGGTTGTTTGTTTGGATTGCTGGCCAGCCGTGAATGCGGCTTGCAGGGCTTCTTTGAGGCCCCAGACGCTGACTTCATGAAAGTCCAGGCGGTCGCTGTTGCGTGTTGCCAGCGTGTCGATGTGCAGATGCTCTGCGGCGATTTGGTTGAGCAGACGCTCCAATGTTTTGGCGTCCATCACTTGGCTCCCCGCACCTGGTGGATCTGGCGGGCGCGGTCAAAGCCGACCCACTCGCCTTGGGTGTCAAGGCCGCGTGAGGCCAGCTCTTCGCGGGCCAGCAGGTTGAGGTCAAGCTCACCGCGTGCGGCTGCTGCCAGCACCTTGGTGAGCGCGATCTGGATGAACCCGACCTCGTCGACGGTGAACTGTGTGGTGTAGGTCATTTGCAAAGCTCCTTGGGTTGTTGATGACGTTCCTATGAACGCTCTGAACCCCAGTGAAGCCAAGCTTTATCTGCATCAAATCCGATTAGTTTTTTGAATGAGTTGGGAATAAGCCGCTATGCCCCGCAGTGCCCCAACACCTTGCCGACATCCCGCCTGTGCGTTGGTGCTGGACAAGCCGGGCTACTGCGACCAACACCGCGCCCAGGTGCACCGGGACTACGGGCGTGCCAGGCGTGGCTTTGATGCCGAACTGGGCTTCTACCAGTCCGTGCGCTGGCGTGAGGCACGTGCTGCGTTCCTGCGGGAACACCCGTTGTGTGTGGCGTGCAAGGGGGCGGGTCTGGTGGTGGCAGCCAAGGTTGCTGACCACATCAGGCCGCTCAAGGACGGCGGTGAGCGCTTTGACTGGGTCAATCTGCAAGGCCTGTGCGTCTCATGTCACAACCGAAAGACGGCGCGTGAGACCGCAGGTCGGCGCTGACTACCCCCCGGGGGGGTCTGAATCTCTACAGACGGCGGCCAAAGATGCGTGCCCCCGCCAAGATTTTTGCGCGTGCAAATTGAAACTAAGGGGGGTTACCCCAGAACGGAAGATTGATGGCCGGAAGAAAGCCGCTCCCCACCGAGATCAAAAAGCTCAGGGGAACCTTGCAAAAGTGCAGGACTAACCCGCATGAGCCGCAGCCCCAAGGGGATCTCGTTGCGCCGCCCGAATACATGTCAGATGGCGCTAAGCAAGCCTGGCGTTATGCCATTGACAGCGCGCCCGAGCATTTGCTGCGCAAACTCGATATGTCGGTACTGGAAGTTTGGTCTTGCGCTGCTGACCTGTACCGCAAGGCTCAAATCGGCATCACCAAAACAGGCCTGTTGATCAAAGCACCAAATACCGGTGTGCCAATGCAGTCGCCATATCTTGCCATTGCTAACAAGCAGGCTCAGATCATGACCAAGGCAGCTGTGGAGATGGGCTTTACACCCGCATCACGTTCACGCATAACTCAACCCACGGATACGCAGATTGATCTTGATCCGTGGGCAGACATTGCAGGGTGAGACTGATTCATGGCAGAGAGCAATTACGTCGCTGTTGCACGTCAGTACGCTCAGGCAGTTGTCGCTGGTGAAATTTTGACCTGCAAGTGGGTCCAGCGGGCATGCCAAAGACAATTGAACGATCTGGCAAGTTTTAAGGGAAAGGCCAGTCCGTACCAATTTAATCCGAAGCTCACCGACAAGGACGGGAGAGTATTCCGTCCCGCCGATAACCTGTGCGCCTTCATTGAGCGGCTGCCCCACGTCAAGGGGCCATTGGCAGGTGAGACGATCAAGTTGGAACCATGGCAGGTGTTCATCCTGACCACCGTCTTTGGATGGGTCAAGCCTGACGGCAACCGCCGCTTTCGGCGCTCGTACATTGAGGTGCCTCGTGGCAACGCCAAGTCGACACTGTCATCTGCGCTTGCGCTTTACATGTTGGCTGCCGATGGTGAAGGTGGTGCGGAGGTCTACTCGTTGGCCACCACCCGTGACCAGGCTCGCATCGTATTTGGCGATGCGCAGACCATGGCTCGCAGATCACAAGGGTTTCGCAGTCGGTTTTCGGTCAACGTCGGTGCGCACAACATGAACGTGTTGCAGACCGGATCCAAGTTCGAGGCGCTATCGGCAGAAGGCTCAACGCTTGATGGTTTGAACATCCACTTTGGCTGCATTGATGAATTGCACGCCCACAAGACCCGCACCGTCTACGACGTGGTGGAGACCGGAACCGGCAAGCGAGACAACTCTCTTTTGTGGGTGATCACCACCGCAGGCAGTAACCGGGCTGGCATTTGCTACGAGGTGCGCACATTTGTGACTCGTTTGCTTGATGGCGTGTTCGAGGACGACAGCCAGTTTGGCATCGTCTATGGGCTCGATGACGGTGACGACTGGACCAGCGAAGAGTCGTTGATGAAGGCCAACCCGAACTGGGGTATCTCTGTACGGCCGGAAATTCTGGGACCTCTGCAGGCCAAGGCAATGCAGTTGCCCAGTGCGATGAACAACTTTAAGACCAAGCACTTAAACGAGTGGGTCAACGCCGACACCGCATGGATGGACATGCGTTCCTGGGACGCATGTGCCAATCAGGACCTGGACATCGAATCCTTTGTCGGCCAGCCTTGCTGGGTCGGTCTGGACCTGGCAAGCAAGACGGACATTGCTGCACTGGTGATTGTGTTTGCACATCCGGAGATTGCCGATGCGTTCGCAGTCTTTGGCAAGTACTACCTGCCCGAGGACACGGTCAATGCCAACGGCAACAGTCAGTACCCCGGTTGGATGCATACGGGCAGGCTAACGGTGACGCCGGGCAATGTGATTGATTTCAGTTGGATCGAAGCGGATCTGAATGATCTGTCCTCTCGCTTTGCCGTGCAGGCAGTCGCGTTTGATCCGTTTCAGGCGACGCAACTCTCAACCCGAATGATGAGTGAAGGTCTGCCCATGATTGAAGTGCGTCCCACGGTGCTGAATTTCTCAGAGCCGATGAAGACGCTTGAAGCCCTGGTGCTTCAAAAGAAATTGGTTCACGACGGCGACCCGGTGCTCGGCTGGATGGCCAGCAACGTGGTGGCCCACCTGGACGCTAAAGACAACATTTACCCACGCAAGGAGCGAGCAGAAAACAAGATCGACGGCGTCGTTGCACTGATCATGGCGCTGTCGCGCGCGATCAAACCGGGAGACTCGGTGGTGCTGGGATCCGAGTACGAGTTGATGTTGCTCTGAACAGATGGGACTACTTAGCTTCTTTGACCGCTTGCGTGGACCCAGCGCCTCGGGTGGTGATCGTTCTCCATGGGGTGACTTCTTTTTTGAGCCTGTCTCCACGCGCACCGGCAGCGGTATGCGTGTCTCGCCTGACAGCGCGCTTCGCCTTGCATCGGTCTACGCCTGTGTGCGAGTTTTGTCAGAGACCATGGCTTCGCTGCCGTTGGTTGTCTATCAAAGGCGCTCCGATGGTGGCAAGGACAAGGTGACTGATCACTGGCTGTACCGTTTGCTTGGTAAGCGGCCCAACCGTTTTCAAAATCCGTTTGAATGGCGCGAGATGTTGCAAGGGCATCTCGCACTTCGCGGCAATGCCTACAATCAAATCATCACCAATGCCAAGGGCGAGGTGGTGGAGTTAATGCCTTTGCACCCGGACCGCATCCGGCTGGAGTTGCTGCCCTCGGGCGAATACCGATACCGGTTTACCGACCGGTTTGGCTCGGAGTCAATCTTGCCGCGCGGCGAGGTCTGGCACCTGCGCGGCCTGTCCTCCGATGGCTTGATGGGCATGAGCCCGATCGAGTTGGCCAGGGAAAGTCTGGGAATGGCGCTGGCAGCCCAAGACTACGGCGCACGTTTCTTTGCGAATGACGCTAAGCCAACTGGCGGCTGGATTGAGTTTCCTGGCTCGTTCAAGGACTCCGAAGCCAAGAAGGTGTTTCGTGAGTCATATCAGCAGGCGCAGTCCGGGTCCAACAGAGGCAAGGTCCTTGTGCTTGAAAACGGCATGAAGTTTCATGAAGTGGGCGTGACCAACAAAGACGCCCAGTTCTTGGAGCTGCGTAAGTTTCAGATCACCGATGTGGCTCGGCTCTTTCGTGTGCCCCCACACATGATCGGCGACTTGGATCGCGCAACCTTCTCCAACATTGAGCAGCAAAGCCTTGAATTTGTGATGCACACCATGACACCTTGGGCTGAGCGCTGGGAGGCAAGCATCGAATCCGAGTTGCTACTCGAAGGTGATGATATCGAGGTCGAATTTGATTTCGCCAATCTTATGCGCGGTGATGCATCAAGCCGCGCCTCGTATTACCAAAGCGGCATTCAAAACGGGTGGC